GACGTGGTGCTTGAGATCTACTGGCACCCTTTGACGATTGCTGAGCGCGAGTCGATCCAGAAAAAATCCAGCTCTGACGATGCTGCTGACTTTGCTCTGGGCATGATGATCGAAAAGGCTTTGGATGTTGACGGCAAGCGTCTGTTCCAAGACGGTGAAAAGGCTCAGCTGCGAAACGCTGTAGACGCTTCAATCCTGCAAGACATCCAGCTGGCGATGCTGAACTCTGGAGCGGAGAACAAGGTGGAGGAAGCGAAGGCGGACTTGAAAAGCTAATAGCGATTGGTTTTTTATCTTTTTTCTTGCAAAGGAGCTGGGCACAACTGTGGCTCAGCTCTCTCGTTGCCTGACGCAGGAAGAGCTGGTTGGCTGGGCGGCTTTTTACGAGTTGAAAAACGAGCAGGAAGAAAAGGCTAGGGACCAAGCCAAGATGCGCCAAGGAGCGCAAAGTGTTGGCAGGAGGTAAAGTGGGTTAATAGGTCTTTGGTGCGGGCTTGTGGCTGATTACGGCGTAAATATCGCGGTTGCGGTCAAGAACAGCCAAGCAGTCACCCAGCTTTCTGGCAAAATAAAAGAAACAGGGCTTAGAGTTAATCAATTAAATGATCTTATTGAAAATTTTGCCGACATTACTGGTACGACCGTAGTCAATTCAGTCAAAAATTTTAATAAAGCATTAAGTGACGCATCAGGCAATTTAAATAATGCTGCCTTAGGAACAAAAGCGGCTACTGAGGCTGCAAGAGATTATGTAGAAGCTCAAAACCAAGCAAATGCTGCATTAAAGGAGCAGCAGAATCTGCTTCGAGCTGTTCGACTTGAAGGTAAAACAGTGTCGGCCACGCCGTTTGGGCCGAAAGCTGCCCCAGGTTTTGATCCAGTTCAGGGGCGGCAAAAAGCGGTTGCTCGCATGGTGATGATGGAAACCGCTGCAGAAGTAAAAATTGCAGACGCAAGGCGTAAATATGTTCTTGAAATTGGTCAAATCAAGTTAGACCTTGACCGCAAGGCTAGAAATGCAGAAATAGACAACATTTTAAAAGAATTTAAACTTGAAAATGAGCTTCAAGACACGCTTTTTAGAAGAGCAATAAAAAACGACGAAGAAGAAGGAAGAAAGTTTATGGAGCAGCTTGGATTTAGAAAAACTGCAGAGTTAGATGCAATAGCGGAAGTTGACAGAGCAAGAAAAAAAGCAGCAGGCGAGGCCGTTAGACTTACTGGTCAAACCAGCCCGATTGGTGGAGCGGTAGGCATCCCAGGCAGTCCTGCTGCTATAGCAGCCGAAGAGCGTGCCAGAAGGTTTAAATCAGCTCAAGGCAGCGCATTGATTGGTGGTGCCTTTCCGCTGCTGTTTGGCCAAGGCATAGGAGCTGCTGCAGGCGGTGCTGCTGGCGGCTTTGGTGGCGGAATGATTGGCGGCGAATTTGGCTTTGGCCTTTCACTGATTGGAACCCAGGTCGGCACGTTAATTGACCAGTTTGTTGCTGGAGCAACCGAGCTAGGTCAAGCATTAAATCCTCTAACTGCTGACATCGACGCTCTGACTACCGCTGCCGGTCTGGCCGCCACAGAAACGCAGAAATTTATCAAGCAGATTGAAGAAGAAGCTGGTGAAAAAGCTGCTCTGGCTGCAGCGACTAGCGAGCTTGCTCTCATCGTGGGAACAGACGGTGTTACTGCTTTGACGGAGTTTGGAGATGGCTCTTTGGAGCTATCTAGGCAGTTCAGTATTGCAATGACTCAGATGCAATCTGTGCTTGCCAAGTTCTTGAACAGCATTGGCCTTGGTAAAGGCCTTGCTGGAGCGGTCGAGCGTACCAATTTGCTTAGGGCTGGCCTTGCAAACACGACAGACCCAGAGCTTCTTAGGCTGCAAAAAGAACGACGGCAGGCTTTAACTGGAGCAGCAGGTGCTGTTGCAGGTGCCGCGACTATTGGTATTGACAAAGAAATTGTCGAGCGACAGCGAGAGTTGCAAAAAGAAAACAGTGAAGAGCTTAAAGAGCAAGCTAGGCTTGCCGCTCAAAACAACGATCAAGGCTTAAGGCAGGCTGGAATTCTTCGAGACCGACTGACTATTGAAAAACTTGGAGGCAGCCTGCTTGACGACAGAGTTTATGGTTTAGAGCGATCAATTATCTTCCAGCAAGCAGCATTGAAAGCTGCTGATGATGAGCTGACTCCTCTTGAGAAAGCAAACATCTTTAGAGAAAGAGATGTCGAGCTGCAACAGCTAGCAAACAAGCGTCAAGCCGAGTCTGAGAGGGTTGCTGCTCGCAAGGTAAAACTTAGCGAAAAAGAAGAAAAAGCAGTTAAACGAAGAATTGATGCAGTTGATAGAGAGATAAAAAGCACAACCGAAGCATTTATTAGGGCTGAAAACCAACTGGACGACATTATCAATAAAAATAAAGACAAAATTGCCTTTGAGAAAGAGTATGCACGCTTGATTCAACAAGGCAGTACACCTGCTGCAGCCAAGCAGGCTATTGAGCTTCAAAAACAACTAAGGCAACTGGATCGGACCTACGACAAGCTAATTGAAAGGCTTGATGTTGAGGTTCTAAGCCTCAAGGCATCTATTGAAAAAGCCAAAGCAGAAGGTGCAACAGAAGAAGCTCTGAAGGGTCAAATAGCGGCACTAGAGGAGATTGAGCGCAAAATTGCGGGCCTTGAGGTCAAAAAAGAAGGTGCTGAGGGCGCAATTAACGAAGCACTGGCGCCAAAGAGTGATCGTGAGGTCTTAGAGGAGTACCTGACAAAACTTCAGGGACAGCTAAATGACCTAATGAATCCAGCCAGTCAGCTGATTGGAATTGCCGAAACGGTTGGTGAGGCGTTTGGCGAGTCCTTTAAAGGTCTTGTTACGGGCAGCATGACTGCTCAGCAGGCGTTGGCCAACCTGTTCCAGCGCACAGCCGATCACTTCCTTGATATGGCTGCAGAAATGATTGCAGCCCAAATCAAGATGAAGATTATTGGTATTGGTCTGAACTTCCTTGGTGGCGGTTTAGGTGGTGGCGCTAGCGCAGTTCCGTCTAGTGCGTATGGTGATTTTTCTGTCGCTGGTCCCAGTTTCTTTTCCGGCGGAATGATTCCTGGTTTTGCCAACGGTGGTCGTCCGACTGTCGGTCGTCCGTCAATCGTGGGCGAACGTGGTCCGGAACTGTTCATTCCTGATCGCAGTGGAACGATCGTTCCGAACCACGCAATGGGCAGCGCTAATGTGACGGTAAACGTGGATGCTTCTGGTTCGTCTGTCGAAGGCGACTCTGATCAAGCAGAGCAACTGGGCAGGATGCTTGGTGCTGCAGTGCAGGCTGAACTCATCAAGCAAAAACGTCCCGGCGGTCTTCTCGCAAGCTGATGGCTACTTTCCCAAGCATCACACCCACCTATGGGATCAGAAAACAAAGCAGCCCGAACACCCGGAGGGTTGTTTTCGGGGATGGCTACGAAGCCCGACTTTTGTTTGGCCTCAACCAGAACCCGAAGTCCTTTTCGTTGACTTTTGAGGTTTCTGAAACAGATGCGGACACAATCGAAACGTTTCTAGACGCGCGTGCCGCAGACAGTGAAAGCTTTGATTTTACGCCGCCAGGCGAAGCCTCGAGTTCGAAGTTTGTTTGTGACAGCTGGAGCAAGTCGATTCCATATCTAAATCGCGCCACAATACAAGCAACGTTCCGCGAGGTATTTGAACCCTAATGGCATATGCAGCATGGAATGGAGCTACAGCTCATGCTGTCGGCGACATTGTACGGGCTACAACACCACAGCCTTCTGGCCTTGTATTCAGAGCCAAGACCTCGGGCACAACGGGCCAAACTGAACCTAAGTGGCCCACAGATATTGGCAATGAGGTTGATGACACGGACGGCAGCACCATCACTTGGGCTGCAATCAGCAGCATTTACGAAGAGTTAAGTGTCTTGGCTCCTAGTGCAATTATCGAAATGTTCGAGTTGCATTTGACCAGCTCATTGCACGGCAGCAACGACGTTTTTCGCTGGCACTCTGGCGTAAATGAGCAAGTGACTGGCAATATCGTTTGGAATGGCAACACCTACAACAGGATTCCTGTTAAGGCTGAAGGGTTTGAGTACAGAAACACAGGAAGCTTGCCTAGGCCTACTTTGACGGTTGCTAATCTTGATAGCGCGATTTCAGCACTATTGCTTGTAGTGAACGCGACTAGCACTGGCAACGATCTTGCTGGTGCAGAGGTGCGGCGCATTAGAACTGTGAAAAAGTTTTTAGACGCAGTAAATTTTGCAGGCGGCAACTCAAACGCGGACCCCTACGCAACGATGCCAGAAGAGCGGTATTTTATCGACAGAAAAGCAAGTGAAAATCGTGATGCTGTGGTGTTTGAGCTTGCCAGCAAGTTTGATCTAGCTGGACAGATGATCCCGAAACGGCAGTGCATCGCAAACATCTGTCAGTGGGAATATCGCAGCGAAGAATGCAGCTATGCAGGCAACAACTTTTTTAGGATTGATGATTCGCCCACGTCTGTGCAGTCTGAAGACGCTTGTGGGAAACGCATTAGCTCATGCAAAAAACGATTCGGTGAGAATGGGGCGCTACCATTTGGATCGTTTCCTGGTGTTGGGCTTACACAATGACGCTTCCGGCTACCCTGCGAAAAAAGGCTCTTACCCACGCAGTTGATAGCTACCCAAGCGAAAGTTGCGGTTTAGTAATTGTCGTCAAAGGTCGTAGACGATACGTTCCTTGCAAAAATTTAGCTGAAACACCAGACGAACACTTCATTATCGATCCGCTTGATTATGCCGCAGCTGAAGAGCAGGGAGAAGTCGTTGCTGTTGTCCACTCTCACCCAAAAACAAATCCAGCGCCATCAAAGGCAGACCGTGTTGCCTGTGAGAAGTCTGACCTGCCTTGGCACATCGTGAATCCTTTAACAGAACAGTGGGGCTATTGTGAACCCGAAGGATTTCAACTGCCGTATGTAGGCCGTGAGTTTTCGTTTGGTGTTGTTGATTGCTGGAGTTTGGTTCGTGATTTTTATCAGCGTGAGTACGGCATTTTTCTGCATGATTACGATCGCAGAGATGGTTTCTGGCTGCGTGGAGAAAATATGTACGTTGACAACCTTCCTAACGAAGGGTTCCACCCTATTACCGTTGAAAACGTGCAGCCAGGCGATTTGATTTTGATGCAACTTGGTTCGCCACTGCCAAACCATGCGGCCATCTATCTAGGCGATCAGGTTATTTTGCACCACGTTCAAAATCGCTTGTCTTCTCGCGATGTCTACGGGAAGGGATATTATGCAAAGAACACCGTCAGCGGTTACAGGCATGAAGGTCGTTAAGGTCTACGGCAAGTTGCGCGAGCTGCTTGGTCAATGCCGATTTGAACTAGACGTTCGAACACCAGCACAGGCGTTCAAAGCACTGATTGTCAATTTTCCACAGCTTGAGCGGTTTATTCTCGACTCTGAAAAGGACGGCATCAGCTACCGCATGATGGTTGGTCGGCAGCATATCGGGGAACAAAACATCGACGAGCTGGGCTTGCCGTTTGGTCAGCATGAGGTGTTCAGCATTGCCCCAGCCATTGCAGGCGCTGGGCGCAGTTTTGGTCGGTTCTTGATTGGTGCTGGCCTGATTGGCGCATCGTTCCTATTCCCTGGTGCTGGCTTGTTTGGTGGAGCGGCGGGCGTGACCTTCACTGGAACTGCAGCAACTTTGGCGAGCGTCGGCACAGCATTGTCATTTGTTGGTGCTGGTTTGATTTTGGGGGGAATTGCAGAAATTATTTCGCCAACACCCAAGCCACAGCAACTGTCTGAGGCAGAACGACTGCAGTCATTTTCCTTCAGCGGCATTGTGAACACAACAACCCAGGGAACGCCTGTTCCTGTTGTGCTTGGTCGGGCCTACGCTGGCAGTGTGGTGATCTCCAGCGGTCTGGACGTTGTGTGATGGTTGTTATTCGTGGCGCTGGTAAGGGTGGCCGTGGCGGTGGTGGATCGCCGCGAGTCCCCGAGGAAGACCCCGATTCGCTGTCGTCCGTACAGTTTGCACAAGTCTTAGACGTGCTGAGTGAGGGTGAAATTGATGGTGTAGAGGATGGCGTCAAGGGTATCTATCTAAATGGCACGCCATTGCAAAGCTCGGGCGGAACCAATAATTTCACCGGCTATTCAGTAACTGTCAGGAATGGCACGCAAGATCAGGAATATATTCCAAACACTCCAGGTCCAGAGACTGAGAGGTCTGTGAATGTTGCGTTCACGAAAGCAACTTCAGTAACGAGGCAAATTACAGACACTGAGACTGATCGTGTTCGTATAACTATCTCGATCCCCTCATTGCAGAGGGTTGAGGATGATGGCGACGTTAGGGGGACAAGTGTAAGGATAAAAATTCAGCTGCAGCTTAACGGCGGCGGTTTTGCCGACAGCTTTGACGATACGATCACCGGCAAAACTAGCGGAGGTTTCCAAAAAGATTACGTCGTGGCAATGCCCGCACCGGCAGACTTTCCTGTGGACATACGCCTGGTCAGGGTTACAGATGACTCAACGTCACAGCGTTTGCAAAATGCGACGCAATGGCTTAGCTACACAGAAATTATCGACGAAAAATTTCGCTATCCCAACACCGCAATCTGTTATCTAAAGCTTGACTCAAGGCAGTTTCAAAGTATCCCTGCTCGCAAGTATTTGGTGCGCGGGATTAAGGTAAAAATTCCTCACAACGCATCTGTCGATACCACGACTCACATTGGCCGTATCTCATACAGCGGTCTTTTCAGTGGCACGCTTAACCAGACTGCCTTTACGAATGACCCTGCTTGGCTGTTATATGCATTGCTCACAGACACACGCTGGGGCGCTGGAATTCCTGAGTCTAGTTTAGACGTTTTTGATTTCTACAATGTAAGCCTTTATTGTCGAGAATTAGTTGATGACGGCAAAGGCGGCCAAGAGCCAAGGTTCTCTTGCAACATGGTTATCAATACCCGGAAAGAAATTTTTAACGTTATCCAGGAGCTTACAAGTTTATTCAGAGGCATCGCTTACTACGGCGCAGGCTCGTTCGTTCTTAATCAGGACAAGCCAACAGACTCTCGCTATATTTTAGGCCCAAGCAATGTAGTAAATGGTGATTTTACTTACGCCGGAACATCGCTAAAACAGCGGCACACATGTGCGACTGTTGCCTATCAAAGCTACGAACAGTTGGGTGAAGTTTCATACGAATACGTTGAGCTGCAGGATCAAGTCGCTAAATATGGCGTAGTCAACAAAGACATTCGCGCTCTAGGTTGTTACTCACAAGGACAGGCACATCGCCTAGGAAAATGGCTGTTGTTGAGTGAAAACAACCTGACTCAGACTGTTAATTTTGTGGTTACTGGTGACAGCGGATTGGTGCTAAGGCCAGGCGTAGTTGTAGACATTGCCGATCCAGTAAGAGCTGGAAACAGGCGCAGCGGTCGGATTAGTTCTGCCACAACCACCCAAATCACGATCGATGCAGCGACAGATCTGGTTACTACTGACATCTTGAACGCTCCGGTTGACGATCAGCCTACGCTCTCTGTGATGCAGCCAAATGGTCATGTTGGCACGAGCACGATCACAGCAATCAATGGAAAAGTCATTACCGTCAGCCCCGGCTTCGCTGAAGCCCCTCAGGCTGACGCTGTTTTTCTGATACAAACAGCAGACATAAAATCTCAGCAATACCGCATTGTCAGTGTAGTCGAGCAAGAAGATTTTACATTGGCTGTTACGGGTGTTGAATACAAGCCAGATATATACGCTGCTGTTGAAAGTGACATTACTCTAACCACAAGAGATATTTCGAATCTAGACGAAGCCCCGTCAGCAGTAGAGGGGATTACCGGCACCGAGTTTCTTTATCAAGAAGGGCAGACAGTGCATACTGGCCTTGATCTGAGCTGGACTCACAATCGCAAAAACGTGACTGATTATTTGATCAAATACAGACAGGATAGCGATAATTACACGGTGCTGAATCCTAATGCGACTTCAGTAACTCTTAGAAATTTGAAAAAAGGATTGCTTGAGGTTGAGATTGTTGCTCGAAATTTCACTGGTCGCCAAAGCTCAAAAGCCTCTTTCACGTTTGACGTGGTAGGGAAGCAGGCCAAGCCTGGTGATGTTCAAAACTTGTCATTAGAGACAATCAATGCAAACAGTGCCAGGCTGCGTTGGGATTTAACTGTAGACCTTGACGTAAAAGTCAACGGCACCGTTCACATTCGGCACAGCAGCCTTACTGATGGAACGGCGACATGGCCTAACTCTGTAGACCTAATTCAAGCTGTTCCTGGCGGGTCTACGGAGGCGATTGTGCCTCTGATTGATGGAGAAATTCTGGTCAAATTTGAAGATGAAGAAGGCAACCAAAGCGATGGCGCGGCAAGTGTTTTGGTGAATTTGCCTGACACGCTTGGTCGCTTGCTTGTGCAGAATCGTCGAGAAGATCAAGACTCAACACCTTTCTCAGGTACAAAAACAAATTGTTCTTATGACTCAAGCCTCGACGCTTTAAAGATCAACGCTGATGGCAGTGGCAACATTTTGTCTTCTGCTGAATACCAGTTTGCCAGCACGCTTGATTTAGGCGCAAAGTATTCATTAGATCTTACAAGGCGATTTGTCACGCGGGGCCTTTTGGCAAATGATTTGATTGATGATCGAACTGCAAACATCGACACATGGACTGATTTTGATGGCTCAGTTCCAAAGGATGTCAACGCTGCGCTTTACTTAAGAAGCACTGATGACGACCCATCGGGCTCGCCAACTTATAGCGCCTGGATCCCGTTTACCTCTGGAACGTTCTCTGGCCGTGCTTTTCAATTCAAAGCTGAGTTGGAAAGCTCTGACCCCGCTCAAAACATTTTGATCGATGAACTGGGATTCGTAGCGACGTTCCAGCGGCGGCAAGACAATAGCAACGGAACTGTGGCCTCTGGCACCAGCACAAAATCAGTGACGTTTGCAGACGAATTCTTTACCGGCACTTCATCGCTCGGCGGCGCTAACGCTTATCTTCCGTCGGTTGGCATCACGGTTCACAACCTCGGCGACGGAGAGCGCGTCAACGTCAGCAACGTGACCGCTACTGGTTTCAGCCTGGACGTGCTGAATTCAAGCAATTCAAACGTCAACCGCAACTTCACCTACCTCGCCGTTGGGTATGGCCGGAAACAGACGTAGAATGAGCCCATCTGTCTTGCACCGCGCTGAGTAATGGCAACTCACGACTATGATCTAGCCAATCAGAGCGGACAGGCATTCCGTACAGATCTCAATAACTGCTTAGACGCGATCATCAGCAATAACAGCAGCAGCACAGAGCCATCAACGACGGTGGCCTACATGTTCTGGGCAGATACGACGGCGAATGTCCTGAAGATTAGGAACAGTGCAAACAACGGCTGGGTCACGTTGATGCAGCTTGACGGCACTCAGCTGCTTGAAGACGGCAGTGCCGGGTCGCCAGGTCTGGCGTTCCTGGACGATACCAACACAGGGATGTTCAGTTCAGCCTCGGACAAAATTAACTTCAGTACCGGGGGAACAGAGCGGCTTGAGATTGATAGCACTGGCTTGACTATTGCTGGCGGCATCTCCATGACCGCCAATCTTGACATGCAAGATAACGACAAGGTCTTGCTTGGTAGTGACGATGATCTAGAGATTTATCACGACGGCAGCAACTCTTTTATTGATGATTCAGGCACCGGGGGACTGTATATTCGCTCAAACCAGACTCAAATCTCAAAATATACAGGCGAGACTTGCGCGAAATTTATAGCTGATGGAGCGGCTGAGCTGTATCACAACAATGCTAAGACGCTTGAGACTTACAACCTAGGCGTCAAGCTAGGGAACACTGCGTCAGGCGGATCCAGTGAGGTTCAAATTGGCACGATGGCGTCGGGCAACAGATATGCACAAATCGACCTTGCCGGTGATGACACTTACACGGATTATGGCCTTCGTTTGATTAGGCATAACGGTGGCGCGAACACGTTTAGCCAGCTGACGCATCGAGGCACTGGTGAGCTGCAAATCCACGTTCAAGACTCTGGATTTATCGGTTTACATACCAACAACACCACAAGACTCCGAATCACTAGCAACGGCCACGTCCTTTTCGGCCAGACATCTTCGTCTGTCCCTGGTCTTGATAACACAACCGTTGGCGGGTCTTTTGAAAAAACGAGTTCTGGGGGAGCCTTTTTTAGCTCAAGGGCAGACGGACCTGCCTATTTCGCTAACAGAAATAACGATGGCAACACTATGGAGTTTTTTAGGAGCGGCAACTCAAAAGGCTCCATCAGTGTCAACAACTCCAACACATCCTTTAATACTTCATCTGACTATCGACTGAAAGAAAATGTTGTCGATCTTACTGGTGCAATTACTAGACTCAAGCAATTGCAGCCTAAGCGATTCAATTTCATCGCATCACCTGAAGAAACTCAGGATGGATTCATCGCACATGAAGCCGCAACAGTTATCCCAGAGGCTGTGACTGGCACTCATAATCAAATCCGCCTTTGGGGCGAGTGCTCAGATGACGTGCTACCAGAGGGCGTTTCTGAGGGTGACTCTAAGCTGGACGAAGATGGCAATACAATTCCTGTGTATCAAGGTATGGACTACGGCAAGGTGACCCCACTGCTGACCGCTGCATTACAGGAAGCAATCGCCAAAATTGAAACGCTCGAAGCAAAAGTCGCTGCTCTGGAGGCAGGCTGATGGCTGTTCAACCTGGGACTTACAACTTCACCCTCCAGCG